GACCAGGACGCTGCTCCGGCCGTGCAAGAAAACCCGGTCACCGTGCCTGGCGACGTCTGGATCATGGGAAAGCACCGGATGATGTGCGGCGACAGCACCAGCACCGACCACCTGGCGCAACTGACCCAGGGCAACCTGGTTGACATGTGGCTGACCGATCCACCTTACAACGTGGCCTACGAGGGCGGCACGAAGGACAAGCTCAAGATCAAGAACGACGAGATGGGCGACGAGCAGTTCCGGCAGTTCCTGCGCGACGCCTACACCGCTGCCGACACGGTGATGAAGCCGGGCGCTGTGTTCTACATCTGGCACGCGGACAGCGAGGGCTACAACTTCCGTGGCGCGGCCAAGGACGCTGGCTGGACCGTGCGGCAGTGCCTGATCTGGAAGAAGTCCAGCCTGGTGCTCGGGCGGCAGGACTACCAGTGGCAGCACGAGCCGTGCCTGTACGGCTGGAAGGACGGCGCTGGCCACCTCTGGGCGGCCGACCGCAAGCAGACCACCATCCTGGAGTTCGACAAGCCCAGCCGCAACGGCGAGCACCCGACCATGAAGCCGGTGGCGCTTTTCGAGTACCAGATGCTCAACAACACGAAGGGCGGCGACCTGGTGCTCGACTCCTTCGGTGGCTCCGGCACCACCCTGATTGCAGCCGAGAAGAACGGCCGCACTGCCTTGCTCATGGAACTGGACCCACGCTACTGCGACGTCATCGTCAAGCGCTGGCAGGAGTTCACCGGCAAGCAGGCAATTCACGCAGAAACTGGAAAGCCTTTCGCGGAGGTAAAAGATGGCAGCAAAGAAGCCAAAAACTGAAAAATCGGTCGTAAAAAAGGCCGGACCGAACGGCGGCGCTCGGCCAGGCGCTGGCCGACCAGCCTTCGAGCCGACCGACGCAGAGCGCAAACAGGTTGAGGCCATGTCCGGCTACGGCCTGCCAATCGAGCAGATCGCCATCCTGGTGCGCGGCGGCATCGACACCGACACGCTGCGCAAGCACTTTGCCACCGAGCTGGTGGCCGGCAAGGCCAAGGCCAACTCTGGCGTCGGTCGCACCCTGTTCCAGAAGGCGATGGGCGGAGACACGGCGGCCATGATCTGGTGGTCCAAGACCCAGATGAAGTGGAAGGAAACCCAGGCGCACGAGCTGACCGGCGCAGACGGCGCTCCCCTGGAATTTGCGAAGATCGAACGAGTGGTCATCCGTGGCAAAGCAGACGCTGAAAATTCAGACGCCTGAGTGGGCGCTGCCACTGCTGGAGCCGGCGCGCTACAAGGGCGCGTTCGGTGGCCGTGGATCGGGCAAGTCGCACACCTTCGCGGAGCTGCTGATCGAGGCGCACATCCTGGACCAGACCAGCCGCAGCGTCTGCGTGCGCGAGGTCCAGAAGTCGCTGGCGCAGTCGGTCAAGCGCCTGCTGGAGCTGAAGATCGAGCAGATGAATGCCGGTGCCTACTTCGAGGTGCAGGAGGCCGTCATCAAGTCCAAGAAGGGCGACGGCCTGATCATCTTCCAGGGTATGCAGAACCACACGGCCGACTCGATCAAGTCGCTGGAGGGCTACGACCGTGCCTGGGTGGAGGAGGCGCAGAGCCTGTCTCAGCGCAGCCTGGACCTGCTGCGGCCGACCATCCGAAAGCCTGGCTCTGAGCTGTGGTTCACCTGGAACCCGAGCCAGGCCAGCGACCCGGTGGACAACCTGCTGCGCGGCGCGAAGCCGCCACCAGACGCCAAGGTGATCGAGGTCAACTTCGACGACAACCCTTGGTTCCCAGACGTCTTGCGCTCCGAGATGGAGTACGACAAGGCGCGCGACCCGGACAAGTACGCACACGTCTGGCGTGGTGGCTACCTGCAGAACAGCAGCGCGCGCGTCTTCCGAAACTGGCGCATCGAGGAGTTCGAGGCACCCAAGGACGCCATCCACCGACTCGGCGCAGACTGGGGCTTTGCTACCGACCCGACCGTCCTGGTGCGCTGCCACATCGTCGGCCGCACGCTCTACATCGACCACGAGGCCTACATGGTGGGCTGCGAGATCGTGAACACCCCGGACCTGTTCATGACCGTGCCGGAGGCCGAGAAGTGGCCCATCGTGGCCGACAGCTCCAGGCCGGAGACGATCAGCCACATGCGCAAGAACGGCTTTCCGAAGATCATGCCGGCCGTCAAGGGCGCGAAGTCGGTCGAGGAAGGCGTCGAGTGGCTCAAGTCCTACGACGTGGTGGTCCACCCGCGCTGCACGCACACCATCGACGAGCTGACCTTCTACAGCTACAAGACCGACCCGCTGACCGGAAAAGTCCTGCCGATCCTGCAGGACAAGAAGAATCACGTCATCGATGCGCTGCGGTATGCGTGCGAAGGCGTCCGCAGGGCTGCGGTGGTATCCCGGCCCGTTGACTTCAAACCATTGCCGGTGACGAGCAAATGGTAGAAAATACTTGCAAATAGGGGCGAAATATGGCACGCATGTCCAAAGAGCAATATCTCAACAAACTGCACAGCGACGCGCTGGCGCAGTTCAACGACATCCAGACTGCACTGCGCGACGAGCGCCTGCAGTGTCTGCAGGACCGGCGCTTCTACAGCCTGGCTGGAAGCCAGTGGGAAGGCCCACTCTGGGACATCTACGAGAACAAGCCGCGCTTCGAGGTGAACAAGATTCACTTGAGCGTGATCCGCATCATCAACGAGTACCGCAACAACCGCATCACGGTGGACTTCACGCCGAAGCCTGGCCAGGACGACAAGCTGGCCGAGACGTGCGACGGCCTGTATCGTGCCGACGAGAAGGACAGCGTGGCCGACGAGGCCTACGACAACGCCTTCGAGGAGGCGGTGGGCGGTGGCTTCGGTGCCTGGCGTCTGCGCAACGTCTACGAGGACGACGAGGACGAGGACAACGAGCGCCAGCGCATCCTGATCGAGCCGATCTTTGACGCCGACAGCTCGGTGTTCTTCGACCTCAATGCCAAGCGCCAGGACAAGTCCGACGCCAGGTACTGCTACGTCGTCACCAGCATGACCAGGCAGTCCTACAAGGAAACCTGGGGAGACGACCCGACCGACTGGCCCAAGGAAATCCACCAGTACGAGTTCGACTGGTGTACGCCTGACGTGGTCTACGTCGCCGAGTATTACAAGGTCGAGGATGTCAGCGAGACGATCCGCATCTTCCGAGCCATCGACGGCACCGAGGAGCGCTACCGCCAGGCAGACTTCGACGCCGACCCTGCTCTCGAAGAGACCCTGGCGGCCATCGGTAGCATTGAGGTGCGCCAGCGCAAGATCAAGACTCGCAAGGTCCACAAGTACATCATGTCGGGCGGCCGCATCCTGGAGGATGCCGGCTATATCGCCGGCAAGGAAATCCCCATCGTGCCGGTCTACGGCAAGCGCTGGTTCGTGGACAACGTCGAGCGCTGCATGGGTCAGGTGCGCTTGGCCAAGGATGCCCAGCGCTTGAAGAACATGCAGCTCAGCAAGCTGGGCGAGATCAGCGCGCTGTCCAGCGTCGAGAAGCCGATCCTGACGCCGGAGCAGGTCACTGGCCACCAGGTCATGTGGGCAGACGACAACATCCGAAACTACCCCTACCTGCTGATCAACCCGATCACCGGCCCGGACGGCAGCCAGACGGTCAGCGGCCCAGTGGCCTACACCCGCAGCCCACAGATACCGCCTGCAATGGCTGCGCTGATGCAGATCACCGAGCAGGACATGCAGGACATCCTGGGCAGCTCGCAGCAGGCCGACAAGATGGTCAGCAACATCTCGGGCAAGGCCATCGAGATGATCCAGACCCGCCTGGACATGCAGACCTTCATTTACATGTCCAACTTTGCCAAGGGCATGCAGCGCTGTGGCGAAATCTGGCTCAGCATGGCGCGCGACATCTACGTCGAGGAAGGCCGCCAGATGAAGACCATCGGCCCGAACGACGACATCGGCATGGTCGAGCTGATGAAGCCGACCGTCAGTGAATCTGGCGAGGTGGTCATGGAGAACGACCTGAGCCGTGCCAAGTTCGACGTGAACGTCGAGGTCGGCCCGTCCAGCACCAGCAAGCGCGCTGCCACCGTCCGTGCCCTGACCGGCATGATGGCCATCACCGACGACCAGCAGACCAAGCAGGTGCTGCAGGCAATGGCCATGATGAACATGGAAGGCGAGGGCATCAGCGACGTGCGCGACTACTTCCGCAAGCAACTCGTGCGCCTTGGTGTTGTCAAGCCGACCGAGCAGGAGCAGGAAGAGATGATGGTCGAGCTGCAAGGCCAGCCCGAAGACCCGAACAAAATCTTCCTGCAGGCAGCGGCCGAGGAGGCCATCGCCAAGGCGGCAAAGGCGCGCGCCGACACGGTCAAGACCGTGGCCGACGCCGGCCTGTCGCGTGCCAGGACAGCCGAGACGCTGGCCAAGACTGGCGTGCAGGAACAGAACATGGCGCTGACGGCCCTGGAGGCCGAACAGCAGGCTGTCATGGGTCAGCAGGTCCAGCCTGTTGTCAGATGACGCCGAATGCGTGAAAATGTGAGAAACGGCAACCACCCAGCCGTGTCAATGGGTGAGTTTGATGGGGTCAACCAATGAACAAAAGGGCAGTAGTTGTAGACGAGAGCCAAGTGGACGAAACCGTGGTGCTTGAGGATGAGCCGCAGGACGTTGAGATCGATGCTGGTGAGAACAATGCCGCCAGCGACCAACTGACCGAAGGTGATGCCGAACAGCACGAGGAAGAATCCGACGAGGTTGTCGTCTCCATTGGCGAGGAAGCGCCCCCCGCCGAAGAGGAGCAGCGTGCGCCTGAATGGGTGCGTGAGCTGCGTAAGGCCAACCGCGAGAAAGAGCGACGCATTCGAGAACTCGAAGCCAAGCTGCAGACCACTTCGCAGACTGAGAACAAACCGGTCGCGCTGGGTCCGAAGCCCAAGCTGGAGGAATTCGACTACGACGCCGACAGGTTCGAGCAAGCACTGGATGCCTGGCATGAGCGCAAGCGACAGCACGATCTGGAGACCGAGAGGGTACGCCAGGCCGAGCAGACGCAGCAGCAAGCCTGGCAGGCCAAACTGGAGGGCTACAGCAAGGCCAAGGCCGAGCTGAAGGTCCGCGACTATGAGGACGCCGAGGCGATTGCCCAGGAGGTCTTCAACGTCACCCAGCAAGGCATCGTGTTGCAAGGAGCTGAGAACCCTGCACTGGTCATCTACGCGCTGGGCAAGAACCCAAAGAAGGCAAAGGAAATCTCGACCATCACCGACCCCGTGAAATTTGCTTTTGCGGTGGCTAAACTGGAGACTCAATTGAAAGTTACGCAACGCAAAGCAGCCACGGCACCGGAACGCACTGTCCAGGGAACTGGCAACAAGTCTGGCACTGTGGACTCAACCCTCGAGCGGCTGCGCACTGAGGCGGCAAAGTCTGGTGACTTCACCAAAGTCATCCAGTACAAGAAGTCGAAGCAAGCGGCCAAGTAAACCAATCTTGAAATAGGAGCCAATCATGGCAAATGCATTTTCCAAAGAAGAACGCGTCGCGTTCGAAGACATCCTCGAAGGCTTCAATGACGCCTTGGTCCTGAGCCGCAATGTCGCTACCTACGCGACCGACTCCACAATGATGGAGCGCACCAACGACATCATCTGGCGTCCTCAGCCGTACATCGCCACGTCCATCGACGGTGCGCCCGGTACGGACATCTCCGCTCTGTACAAGAACATGACCCAGCTGTCTGTGCCGGCCACCATCGGCTTCAGCAAGACTGTGCCGTGGACCTTGAACGCCAAAGAGTTGCGTGATGCATTGCAAGAAGGCCGTCTCGGTGATAGCGCCAAGCAGAAGCTTGCCAGCGACATCAACGTGGCACTCATGAACGTGGCATCTGCGCAAGGTACTCTGTTTGTGAAGCGCGCTGCCGCTGCATCCGGCTTTGATGACGTCGCCCAGTGCGAAGCCATCATGAACGAGCAAGGCGTGCCTTCGTACGACCGCTACCTGGCCCTCAGCACGCGCGACTACAACGGCATGGCAAGCAACTTGGCTGGTCGTCAGAACGTGACTGACATGCCCAAGGAAGCTTACCGCCGCGCCTACGTCGGCATGATCGCGTCCTTCGACACGTACAAGCTCGACTACGCAAACCGCGTGGCTGCTGCAGGTGGTGGCGCTGGTATCACGATCGACACCCGCGATGCTGCTGTCAACTACTACACGCCTCAAGCAACCAGCACTTCTGTTGGCGGCAAGATCAACGTGGACAACCGCTACCAGACCATCACCGTGTCGACCTCGGCAGGCGTGGTTGCTGGTGACGCGTTCACGATCGCTGCTGTGAATGCTGTGCATCACATCACCAAGGGCGATACCGGACAGCTGAAAACCTTCCGCGTCATCAGCGTACCTGCTGGCGGCACGACCTTGGTCATCAGCCCTCCGATCATCAGCAACCAGGTGGCAAGCGACGCAGGCGCTCAGTACCAAAACTGCGTGGTGAACACCAAGGCTGCTGCTTCGGCCATTGTCTTCCTGAACACCGTGTCGGCTTACGCCAACCCGTTCTGGCAGAAGGACGCACTGGAAATTTTGCCTGGCCGCTACGCCGTTCCGACCGATGCTGGTACCGCAGTAATGCGCGCCTCCACCGATCAGGGCATTGAACTGGTCATGCAGAAGTTCTATGACATCGACACGATGAAGACCAAGTACCGCTTGGACACACTCTTCGGCGTAGTCTGCAAGCAGCCTGAAATGGCCGGCTTGACGATGTTCAGCCAAACCTAAGCTGATTGAGGGAAGGGGCTTCGGCCCCTTTCTTCAACCTGTTGATCAATTCACCTGAGGACACCAAAATGACCGAACAAGTTCAAGCTGCCGACGACCAGTTCCCAACGCTCGTCTACAAAGGCAAGGGCCCGCATTCACGCGCTGGCGGCACGTACGACTACGCTGCTGCCAATGATCAGACTGACCTCGACGCCAAGTTGGCTGATGGTTGGATTGCCACATTGCCTGAAGCCATTGATGCTCAGGACAAACCTGTCGTTGCAAAGTCTGATGAGACCGCGCCCCCAACTCGTAAGG